TCGCAGGACATCAAGATGAACATGCTCCACGACCGCGACCTGACGCTTGCCCGTTGCAACAAGGGCACAGGCTCGCTCCGACTGAGCGTGGACGAGAAGGGTGTCAACTTCGAGTTCGAGGCACCAAAGTGTGACATTGGCGACCGCTGTCTGGAGATGGTGCGTCGTGGCGACTACTCAGGTTGCTCTTTCGAGTTCTGGCCCGAAGACTACGACGTGGATGAACGCGAAGGTGGCAAGGATATGAAAATCACGCACAAGAAGTTCCGTGCGCTCACCGCGCTCACCATCGGCATGGACCCTGCCTACAAGCAGACCAGCGTCAATGCCCGCGAACTCTACGACGAGACTCCCGCAGGCAAGAAGGCCAAGGCTGATGCCGAGGCACAACGCCAGCGCGAAGAGCAGGAGAAGGAAGAAGCACTGAAGCGTGAGATGAACCGCCGACTGGCTCACATGCAGCGCATGGCGGACTTCGACGAACGACTGGAATCAACAACTTTTTAATAACCCATTTTAAAACCGTTTTAAGTATGGAAAAAATGACTTTCATGCAGCTGCGTGAGGCCCGAAACAAGGCCAACGAGAAGCTGGGCGATCTGTACATGAACGCCAAGAACCGTGAGCTCACCGCCGAAGAGAAAATCGAGGAGATGAACCTCACCCGTGAACTGAACCAGCTCGACGAGCAGATGAAGTTCCTGAACCGCGAGAACGACAACGCCAAGGCTCAGGCCGAGGCAAGTAAGGCAAACAAGGCAAAGGCTTTCCGCGAGCTCCTGAAGGACGTTCGCAACGGCAAGGCTGACCGCGAGATTCTGTTGCGCCCCGCCAGCCCTGGCGACACCAACAACATCGAAGCCTCTGGTGCCATCAACCTCTCTATCCACGAGATGATTCCTACCCTCCACGAAGGACTGGGACTGCCCGTAGGTCTTAACGTGGTAACAGGCGTTACCGGTAATGAGGTTTGGCCTGTCTCTATCAACGACGTGGAGATGGAAGAGGTAGGCGAGGTAAATGCTCTCGAGGACCAGGTGCTGAACTTCGCACAGATCACTCCTACCGTTCGCCGCGTAGGTCTGACCGTGCCCGTCAGCAACATGGCCATCGACAACGCTGCCTTCGACCTCATGGCATTCGTGCAGACAAAGTTCGGCATTGCTCTCCGCGAGTACATCGCCAAGAAGATTTACTCCCTCGCTGCCTGGGACGGCAACAAGGGTCCGTTTGCCAACAAGAAGGCTTCCGCTACGGACATCGAGCTTGGTGCCGATGCTTACAAGAACATCCTCCAGGCCGTTGCCGAGTTCTCTAACAAGGGCTTCTTCGAGGGCAACGTCTGCATCGCTATGGACCGCGTGACCGAGGCAGAGCTGAAGGCTACTCCGAAGATTGCCGGTGCTGCCGGTGGATTCGTCATCGAGAACGGCCTTTGCGCAGGCTATCCCTACGTTGTGTCCCACTTCGTGAACACAGAGCTGAACAACAGCAAGTTGGTACCAACTTCCGACCGCTACATCGAGATTGGCTACTGGGAGTGGTTCGCCCTCCAGCAGCACGGCGACGTTCGTCTGTCTATCGACGCAACCAGCCAGGCTGTTGCCAAGAAGAACATCACAGCCGTGACCATCAACACCGCTTGGTCAATGACCGACATCTCGGTTTACATTAACGGTGCCAACAACGAGTCTCAGGCATTCGGTCTCTACAAGATTGTCGAGGAAGAGCCTACGACCGTGTAAACCCTCTCATCGTCTTCTTTCGGGCATAGTTCCGCCAGCGGGCACTCCGATGCAACAGCAACAGGTTGTTGCCCGCTGGTTTCCCAAAAGAAGATGATACAAAACGAAATAGTATTAACCACAACATCGCAAAAGTAGCAAACCATGTTCAAGCTCGATGAACTTCTCTACAATGCCATCTGTGCAGATGCCGACCTCATGACCGTCATTGGCGGTCGTGTGGAATCGACCTGCTTCGAGGTGTCGCCCGAAGAAACGGACAACACCCCACTGCCCTACATCGTCATCCGTGACGAGGGCAAGCAGCCTGCACACGAGACAAAGGACGACGACTGGATGCCGAGCATGTGGCAGATGGGCGCAGCTATCGAAGTAGGAGCCAAGGACCCGAAAGCCGTGGATGACATCGTGATGATGGCCATGCGTGCTGTCAACAACTACGTCACCACCCACTACGACCAAGGCGACTACATTCCCAACCTGCTCGAAGGCTTTCCGAAGACCGACGGCGTGGCATGGGACTGGATGAAGCCCTGCTACTGGGACTTGGTTCACTACGCTTGCGACGTTGACAATAACGTATAACAACTATGGGAATCATTAAAGGACAAAACCTTCGTGTGATGGTAGGCGGAAAGTGTATTGCAATGGCAACCTCATGCCAATTCCACGTGTCAGCCCAGCTCGAGGATAGCTCAACCAAAGACAGCGTTGGCGACTTCCAAGAGCAGGAGGTCACAGGGCTCTCATGGGACGCTCAGACCGACTCGCTGGTGACTCTCGAGGACAACGGCACCAACGGCGAACTGCCGCAGGACTTGCTCTCGCTGATGATCAACAAGACCAAGGTGACGCTCACCTTCGACCAGACTGCCGGAACCAACAACCGCGTCGGCCAGAACAGCGTCATCAAGAAGAGCGGTCAGGCTTACGTCAGCGACATCAACATCTCTGCCCAGAACAGACAGAACAGCACCATCTCCGTTCAATTCACCGGTACAGGTCCGTTGGCATAAATGGAATCTCTACTCTCTGATTAACAATGTCAATAGTCAGCCCTGCCGCCGCGAAACATCAGCGGCAGGGTTAATCACAACAACAGTGCCCAGCGGTTCACCCGCTGGTTCAAACAACAACAAAACAATGGCAACAATCAAAGGTCAGAACCTTCGCGTAATGGTGGGCGACGACACCGAC